ACATGTATAAAGAGGACATGATATCTGATGGAGTAGAGAATTGTGTCCAGTATATTGATAACTTTGATCCTGCCAAGTCAAAGAATCCCTTCGCATATTTCACACAAATAATTTACTACGCATTCCTCAGACGTATTGCTAAAGAGAAGCGTCAGATGGATATAAGAGACAAGATAATAGAAAAGAGTGGGTATGAGCAAGTCTTCCACTCAGATAATAATGATGATCACTCTGAGATGAATCAGATTAAGGGTCGTATTGAAACTAATATGAGGGGATAATGACTGATTTATGGGCTGGTTATAGATCAGCAGTCTTTGATGCGTTCCCTGACCTAACATTTGAATCTAATCATGCAACGTGGGAGAATAAGAAAGGAGTTAAGTTAACTGCTGACTTATACAGTGGTAAATACTTCCTCAAGTCTAGGCATGTAGATATATGGGACGGAAAGAATCTTAATATACACAACAATATAATATATCCTAAGACACCACAGGTAGGAGACGAGATAATCCCTTGTTTTGGTATGGACTTGATGGGATTTAGTGAGAAGAAAGTTATAATAGTATTTGATTTCCAACATCCAGTAGAGAATTATCTGTATGAGGTAGACAGTTTACCATATGCAGAGAAAGATTATAGATTCTTTGAGAAGGGTAATCATTTTTCAAAGAATATTTACGTTAGATACTGTAAGGCATCAGAGGTAGACGATTATCTACCAATGTTTAAGACATATCTAATTTGGTATAAGCATTTAATAGACGAAGGAAAACCTACTGGAGAAGATGGTAGTTACTACCATGACTTTGATAAGTATATGATTAAGTTAGACCCTATATCGGGGTATCTAGGTAGTGCCTTCGGTAAAGAAGAGTCGGAACAAATAATAAGGGAATTCTTTTTTAGCTATGCGTGAGTTGACAGAAGACATAGGTGGATTAATCCTTAGTACTATTGAGGATCTACCTGATGTAGAACCATTACCAAGTAACCATGGTATAGTTGAGAAGGATGGTCTCACCATTCGTAATAGAATGTTTAAGACACCTGAGTTAAGGAAGATTCATATAGAAGAAGCAGAGATAGGTGGGATAAAGATACTACATTGTGTATTCTTTCCTGATCCTCACTATGCTATACCTATATTTGGATGTGATATTGTATCCAATGGTAAGGTAGTGACTGCTGCTATAGTTGATGTCTCTCCTGTGCATGGTGTTGGTGAGGATTTCTATAGTGAGATAAGATCTCTTAGTAACAACTTTAGTTTTAGTGGTAAGAGAGCACTCCCACTGTGGGGTGATGAGATCTTCTCACCATACTGTAAGTTTACACGTTTGAAAGAAGAGATTGACAAAGCAAATTTTTATTGTATAGTGCTCCTATATCTTAAGGAGTATCGTGATAGAGTACTCTCTAGTGAGAGAGACACCTTCTGGGTTAATACCATGAAGAGATTGGATGACCAGATATGGTACTGCGAGAGTCAGAAGCGAAATGATAAAACTCGTGGTATACTAGAGAAGTGGTTTGACAAAGACTGGACAGATAAGTATATGAATGAGGTATTATTTGATGCACCAACTGCAAAATCTATTTCAAGTACCAGTATATAAAGGACATTTAGAGCAGGATTTTAAAATTCCTGACCTATGGAGTGGTCTTAGTAAGAATGTATGGTCTGGTGAAAGTGGATTCTCCACCGCACAGTGTGACCTACAACTGCATGATAGTAGTGTGGAGGTATGTGACATCATTGAGGCACTATTTCCTCATGTAATAGAGTATTGGAATACCTTAGGGTATGCACCTGCTCAGATAAGACCAACTGCATCATGGGCTAACTGGCATGAAGCAGGAGACCATACCTCGGAACATTCACATTGCGATGGCACTAGACAAACTCACATAGCTTCGGTATACTATATTGAAAAGGGTGAAGGTGGAGATATCGAACTGATAAATCCACTGGATTATATCCATAGGCTAACACCACTTGCGGGAGAGCAGGGTGATATGCTAATGTCAGAAAGTATAAAGTGCGTGAGTGGTGACTTCCTATTATTTCCAGGATGGTTACGACACCGTACACAAATCACACAGTCACCCAGAAAGGCATTAAGTATAAATTTTAACGGTTATCTATGAAAGTCTTATTAATAACAGACCAACACTTCGGTGTCAGAAATGACAACGTGCACTATGTTGATAGGTATCGTAAGTTTTATACAGAAACTGTCCTTCCTATCATTGATAAGGAAGGTATAACAGAGATATTATGTCTTGGTGATACCTTTGATAGAAGAAAGGGGGTTAACTTTAACTCTCTAGAAGCAGCAAAGGACATGTGGTTTAGACCTCTAAAAGATAGGGGTGTAAAAATGACAATGTTGCTAGGTAACCATGACATCTATTTCAAAAATACTCTTCGGGTTAACGCTCCTGACCTTCTCCTTGGGGAGTTTGATAATATTGAGATCATTTATTGTCCAGGTGAGAGGCTTATAGGTGGTAAGAAGATGATGCTTGTCCCTTGGATCTGTGAAGAGAATAGGGATGCATGTTTTGAAGCAATAGCAGATACAGATGCTGAATATTGCATGGGACACTTTGAATTGAATGGTTTTGAACCAGTTCCTGGTGTCGTCATGGAGAAAGGGGAAGACCCAAACAAACTATCTAAGTTTAAGATGGTATGCTCAGGTCATTTCCACTGTAAAAGTACTAAATCTAATGTTACTTACCTAGGTAATCCATGCCAACTCTACTGGAATGATTACGGTCACGATCGTGGGTTTCATATACTAAATACTAATACACAAAGACTTAAGTTTTATAAGAATCCTTTCGAGACATTCCATAAGATATATTACACAGGCAACAAGACAAAGATTCCTACTGGTTTAGAAGGAAAGTATGTCAAAGTTGTAGTTGAAACGAAAGGAGACCAGTTGATTTTTGACCATAAGATGCGTGAGTTGCAGGACTCTGGTCTCGCTGACCTCAAGATAATTGAGGACATGTCTTATGATACAGATGTATGGGATAATGTAGGTGATATTGAATTAGAAGACACTCTGACCCTGTTAGAGCAGTCTCTAGAGGATATGCCTAATAAGGATAATATATTTAATATACTGAAGTCATTATACATGGAAGCATCGGAGGTATGATCTCCCTAGATAGACTTAGAGCAGACATTAAAGAAGTAACAGATGACTATGAGGGTTTCCTCTACGAGATAGATGTAACTACCTTCGCTGAGGACAATAGATTTTCTAAACAAAAACCTATACCTGATAGACCACCTGAGACTCCTCCTAAGTCTGTACTCGTAATGAGTATGTTTAGCTATGTTGGTGGTGATTATTTCTATTCACATGAGATAGTCCCACGAATATATGATCATCTCAATAAAAAATATAATGCTGAAGGTATATGGTTCCAAGATGATGGATATGTGTTTGATCGTAAGCAATATGCTATGAGGTCAGGGGTCGGTAAACTAACCAAACCCTCTATCACTTTCCATCATAAGTATGGATTGAATTGGAAGTTAGAATTACTGTTTACTAACCTTGAATTTGAGGAATCGGTGACAGTTGAAGAAAGTTTATATGATAACTGTATAGGATGTGACGCACCCTGTGAATCTAATTGTCCAGAAGGGTGTAGAATGAATTTCAAGTTGCTCGACTGGGAGAAGTGTGCTAACGTAGTTGAAGGAAGGCATATATTCATGTATCCTGAGAGAGTATGTAGAATTTGTCAGGACAGCTGTCCATATTCAGAAGAATTAAAACTTAAAATACTTGAAGACCATCCTGATTGTGGTGGTTTTATGCAACCCTTATCATACTATAAAGACTATTACTCTTTAGGCATACCCGCAGAGGACATTTAATGTTTGTATTGTTAGATAAAAAAACTGGTGGAGTATATGCGGTCAGAGATGATGACCATACTGAAAGAGTTGTACAGATATTCCTTGACAAAGATGACGCATCACGCTATTATGAGATGTTGAGGGCCGATGATTATCCTAGGAAGCTATCTGTGACTGAAATAGGAGAGGAGCAGGTAAAAGAAAACTGCACCATACATGGGTATGCCTTTACTATGATTAGTCCAGATGAATTTGTAATACCTCCCCCACAAGACAGTAAATGATAACTTTTGAGAATATTCGTTGGAAGAATTTCCTATCTACTGGTAATACTTTCACCGAAGTGACTTTGAATGGTGCTAGATCGCACCTTATAATTGGAGCAAATGGAGCAGGGAAGTCTACGATGTTAGATGCACTCTGCTTTGGTTTGTTCAATAAACCATTTCGTAAGATAAGTATTAGTCAGTTGGTTAATAGTATCAACGAGAAAGAATTAGTAGTAGAGATTGAGTTTAGTATTGGAACTGTCCACTACAAAGTAAAACGAGGGAGAAAACCAAATGTATTTGAAATTTATAGAAACGGTAAACTACTTGACCAAGATGCTGCTACCAAAGATTCACAGAAGTACCTTGAACACTCAGTCCTTAAACTTAATTTCAAGAGTTTCACACAGGTCGTCATCCTTGGTTCATCCACATTTGTCCCCTTCATGCAACTTGGAGCAAGTGTCAGGAGAGAGGTTATCGAGGATATACTGGACATCCAGATCTTCTCAAGAATGAATGGAATCCTTAAGGATAAAGTAAGAGATGTAAGAGAGGATCAAATTAAAGCAGAAGGTAAACTGACTAAAGAGAAAGCAGTACTGTCATTAGAGGAACAATATTTTGAAGAGAGAAAGAAGGAGAAGGGTAAGAGGATAGGTGAGATTGATGCACGAATGTATGAGTGCCATGACGAGATAGAAATACTAAGTAAGAAGGCCAAAAACCTAGGTGAAGTTAGAGCCAAGTATGATGAGATGAAAGACATGAGAGTCAAGATATCTCACAACCTAGACAAGGCCAAGAGTGATTTGAAATTGTATTGGGAGAATGATACATGTCCTACATGTAATCAAGAGATACAGGATAAGACACAGATGATATCAAATGCTCAGGAAAGAGAGAAGAAGTTTATAGAAGGTCTTAAAGTCATCACTGATGCCCTTAATCGAGGTCACAAGCAAGTAAAACAGTTACAGGGGTATGCTGATGAGATATCTCAAATTAACTACGAGCTAAAGTCATTACAGCAAGAGCAGAATATACTATTACAGCAAGAGCAGGACTATTCCAAGAAGGATTTGGATAAGTATAGAGATTCAGTTGATAAACTGGCACAAAAGGTAGCGACAATCAACGAAGAGTCTGATAATCTTAAGGTGGTAGGTAGTTTACTAAGGGATACTGGGATCAAATCTAAGATCATCAGTAAGTTCATCCCCTTGATCAATCAAAAGATTAATAAATACCTGCAATCAATGGATTTCTTTGTCAACTTTACTATTGATGAAGAGTTCAAAGAAGTTATCAAGAGCAGATACAGAGATGAGTTCTCCTATGCTTCCTTTTCAGAGGGTGAGAAGCAAAAGATTGACTTATCTGTCTTGTTTACATGGAGAGAGATAGCAAAGATGAAAAACTCTGCTGCTACTAACCTCCTGATACTGGATGAAGTATTTGATTCTTCCTTGGATGACTCTAGTACAGATGAATTACTCAAGATTCTGAAGGCACTAGACAAAACTGTGAATTTATTCGTCATTTCACATAAAGGGGAGTTACTTCTTGATAAATTCGATAAGACCCTCAAGTTCGAGAAGACCAATGATTTTTCCAAACTGGCAGCATCATAGTAAGAAGGAGGCAAAGCGTCATCTCAAACCGCAAGCACTCCGACAGGCACGAAAAAGAACGAGACAGTTGAAAAAGTGTCTACTAAACCCTCCCAAGCGGAGGGTTTCCTATTATAATGTGAATATACACAGGAAATTAGATGACCAACGAAGTAAAAGGACAACTTGCTAAACTACTAGCAACAGAAAATCTTATAGTAGAGCATAGGGTATGTCAGACAGCAATGTTTGATGTTGATAAGAGAGTCTTGACACTTCCTATCTGGGATACAACAGAAAGAGTTTATAATATGTTGGTTGGACATGAGGTAGGACACGCACTCTTCACTCCAACAGATGATTGGAAAGAGATGACAATACATCCTGACCTTCCTCAATCATATGTGAATGTTACAGAGGATGCACGTATCGAGAAGTTAATGAAGAGAAAGTTTCCTGGTCTTTCTAAAGATTTCTTTGAAGGTTACAGACAATTAAATGACCAAGACTTCTTTCAGATAGAAGAGGAGATTCCTGAGGACATTCATCTAATCGATAGAATCAATCTACACTTCAAGATTGGTGCTTATAGTGTTATGCCATTTAATGACGCTGAGAGAGTCCTCAGAGACGCTGTAGAGGTCGCTGAGACATTCCAACAAGCAGTTGATGCAGCAGCAGCAATTTATGAATATGAAAAGAAGAAGCAAGAGCAAGAAAAAATTGAGTCACTATCAGAAGATGGAGGTACAGATGACATAAGTCTTGACCAGAAATCAGGTGATAGTATAGGTGCAAGTCCAGATGACTCTGGTGAAGAAGGTAAAGCACAGAATAAGAAAGGTGACCATGAGGAAGGTAAGAAGGAAGAGAAACCTGATAACCAAGCAGAAGCACAGCCTGAAGGTGGACGTTCATGTGATGAGTTAGAAGCAAAGACAGATGCAGCATTAAAAGAAAGTCTCGAAGACTTGGTTGATAAGAGTGAGTCACATCCACCTGTCTATATTACTGTCCCTAATGTAGACCTAGGTCATCATATTGTTGATGCAAAGAAAGTCCATGATTTAAACAATGAGTTTTGGGGTAATGATTACTATACTAATCCAGACCATGAGTATTTCAGACCACTAGATTGGACATACACAGACAACGAGTATCGTCAGTTTAAGAAGGATTGCTCTCGTGAAGTAAACTATCTTTCTAAAGAGTTTGAAATGAAGAAAGCAGCAACTTCATATGCAAGACAATCTATCTCTCGCACAGGAGTGTTGGATACAAAGAAACTCTACAGTTACAGATACAATGAGGATATATTCAAGAGAATTACATCCACACCTGATGGTAAGAACCATGGTTTAATCTTCTTACTTGATTGGTCAGGGTCAATGGCAGATGAATTACTTGATACTTACAAGCAATTATTATCTCTTTGCTTATTCTGTAGGAAATCAGGTATTCCATTCGATGTTTATGCATTCGTGCAAGATGGACACTATTGGAATCAAAACTGCTCCGTATCAGATATGGATAAAGGTAATAAAGATGAGATGCACATTCCACCTTCTTTCTTCCTAGTTAACTATCTTAACAGTAGACTTAACAACGCAACGTTTGATACTTATGCACGTGATTTGTGGAGGATATGCTATATGATTGACACAAAATACACCTATAGATACAGTTCAAGAAAACAAATAGATTTCGAGAGAACATCATCAGTACCTGATGCTGTCCCATCACACATGCAGTTGGGTGGCACTCCATTAAACGAAGCAATAGCATGTCTTCAAAGTCTTATTCCTGACTTCCAAAGAAAGAATGGAGTAGAGAAGGTGCATGTATCTATTCTTACTGATGGTGAAGGTGCACATCCTGGTTACTGGAGAGAACCATCAGAGCATAGGAAGCAAATTAATGAAGAGTATGGGTATAAAACTGAAGAATGTTATAGAAGTGCAATGCCATGGTCAACTCAACTAAGAGATAGAAACAATGGTAGAGTATATTCAATGAGTATGAGAGGTCATTCTGATTATACTAAGTTACTTCTAAGATATCTTAAAGGTAGATTCCCAGAGTGTAACTTCTTAGGTTTCCGTATTGCACAGGCAAGAGAAATCAGAAGATACTTTGAGTATGAGACAAAGGATAGTGAAAAGTATATGAAAACTTTCTCGAAGACCAAGTGTGTATCAGCACCTATCCTAGGGTATCAAGAAATCTTCTTTATTAACCCTACCTCGCTAAATACAGACGACTCATTCGAACCTAAGTCTGATTCTAAAGCAGATATCAAGAGAGCATTCACTAAATCTCTTAAGTCTAAAAAGAATAACAAGAAAATTTTATCATCATTCATTGACCAGATAGCATGAATATCTTTGCAGTAGATGAGGATCCTGCACTAGCAGCATTCTCTCTACCTGACAAATACGTTGTTAAGATGCCAGTTGAGACCACGCAAATCATTGCGTTGGTCTTTTCTAAGTGGTACCATGGGTATGGAGTAGTATTAAAGTCAGACAATCAACCTTACAATACTACTAAGGGTGCATTTAGAAATCATCCTTGTACTAAATGGGCAGCAGAAACTGATGATAATCTACAATGGTTATTCCAACATGGGATATCATTATGTAATGAATATGAGTCTAGGTATGGTAAGAAACATGCGTGTGAGAGAAGTATCCGACTAGCAGCACTTACTAGGATGGAGAATGGATGTCCTGAGAAACACACACCTTTTGTTAGAGCAATGCCTGATGAGTTAAAGTATGATAGTAGTATTACTACTACCCATGCTTATAGATTGTATCTTGCTACAAAGCCATGGATACTAGAAAACTATAAGCGTGTGCCAGATAAGAAACCGTCATGGTTACCTACACAACCTTTAGTTTTGGGGTTATAATAAGTGTATACAAAACAAAAAGATCAATGCCTCAACTTTGCACAGTGACAACAGACGACCTAAGAGATTATTTAATCAGTAACTTCGGTGAGAAGGTGGATGCTAACCACTTAAAAAAAGCACAAAAGAAATTTAAACTTTCATATCAGACAGTAAGTAAGTATTTGAATGATTTTAAAGTTAAACGTGGTAAGTGGGACTTATCAATAGCAGAAGTTAAACAGCAGTTGGAATCAACTGTGCAATACACAGCAGGAGAGAGTTTAATACCTGCAACAGATAGTCACTTCGTACCATTCGGTGACTTCCCTGACCTCAAGAAGGTTATAGCATCTAAGATATTCTATCCTATATTCATCACAGGATTGTCTGGTAACGGTAAGACATTCGGTGTAGAGCAAGCATGTGCAGCATCAAAGAGAGACTTAATTCGTGTTAATATTACAGTTGAAACTGATGAAGATGACTTGATTGGTGGATTCAGACTTGTCGATGGCAACACAGTATGGCATAATGGACCTGTTATTGAAGCACTTGAGAGAGGGTCAGTATTATTACTTGATGAAATTGACCTAGCATCTAATAAGATTCTATGTTTACAATCTATTCTTGAGGGTAACGGTGTATTCTTGAAGAAGGTAGGACGTTATGTTACACCTGCACCTGGTTTTACAGTTGTAGCAACTGCTAACACTAAGGGTAAAGGATCTGATGACGGTAGATTCATTGGTACTAATGTATTAAACGAAGCATTCCTAGAGAGATTCCCAATTACATTTGAGCAGGAGTATCCAAAACCTAAGACAGAGATAAGAATGCTCAACAACTACTGTAAGGAATTAGATTGTTGCGATGACAAATACATTGCTAACCTAACAGCATGGGCAGAAATTATCCGTAAAACTTTCAAAGATGGTGGAGTGGATGAAGTTATCTCAACACGTAGACTTGTCCACATTATCAGGGCATATTCTATATTCTCTGATAGAGTTAAGGCAATCCAAGTATGTCTAGCACGTTTCGATGATGAAACAAAGAGGTCATTCTTAGAATTATATGATAAGATAGACAACGAGGTTGATATCGAATCACTTGACAACCCATTAGCAAACTGATATAGTATGAAGTATAGAGAAGAGGATACGATCAAGGTCATCCAAGATTATATCTCGCAGACCTACAGGTCGCACTACTCAAATGAAGAGAAGGGGGTCCAGACTTTGGATCTCCTTGAGGCCATCGGGACAGCAGAAGCATTCTGCCAATCCAATATCATTAAGTATGCGTCTCGTTACAAAAAGAAAGGTAAGCATAAAGAAGATGTGTTAAAAATCATTCATTATGCTATACTATTATATTACTTCTCAGGGACATCGTATCCAAATGATAAACCAGAGATAAACCAGGTTCCAACTCCCGCAGAATTTATAGATTATGACTGATCAAAAAGACCCAAGATTGAATATCAAATTGAGTAAGGCAACGATTGACCTTCTTCGTAACTTCAGCACTATTAATAAGTCCATTCTTATTGAGAGTGGTAAGTTTGTGCAAACGATGTCGGTCAATAAGAATATTATTGCAATGGGCACAATTAGGGAGCAAGTACCACATGACATGGCAATCTACGACCTGCCATTATTTCTAGGAGCAGTGTCTCTGTTTAGAGAACCATGGTTATTCTTCCCTGATGACAAGAAAGTCATCATATATGATGAGGAGAGTAAAGGTAAGACAACATTCTATTATAGTGACCCTAGTGTAATCGTTACACCTCCTGAGTTTAACCCTGACTTACCTGATAAGTTGGTGCATTTTGACCTACCACAGAGAGATTTAACCCAACTGCTTCAAGCAGCAAAGGTATATGGTGTGGAAGACCTATGTATCAATGGATTTAGAGGTGAGTATAGTATCTGTGTTAAGGATAAGAAGAATGATACATCAAATGTATTCTCCTTACCTCTTAAGAAAGTTATTTTCCCACCATCAACAGGTCAAGATGGTGAGTTTCAAGCACCATCCTCTGAGGAGATGACAAAGCAACGTAACTTCTGTCATTGCTTTAAGGTAGAGAATCTTAAGTTGATTGATTCATCTTATCATGTGACTTTGAGTGGTAAAAACATTGCAAACTTCACATCACTTGTTAATTCGGAGTTGAATTACTTCGTAGCATTGGAGCCTAGCTAATGTTTCTATGGGTAGAGAAGTATAGACCACATACAATAGAAGAATGCGTCCTACCTGATGATACTAAGCAAGTATTCCGAGGATTTTTAGAGCAAGGGGAGATACCAAACCTCTTGCTCTCTGGGTCTGCGGGTGTAGGCAAAACCACAATAGCGAAAGCATTATGCGAAGAGTTAGGAGCAGACAGTTATGTTATTAATGGGTCTGATGAGGGTAGATTCTTGGACACTGTACGCAATCAGGCAAAGACCTTTGCTTCTACTGTTTCTCTTACATCTTCATCAAAGCATAAGGTTATCATTGTGGATGAAGCGGATAATACAACACCAGATGTCCAACTTCTATTACGTGCAGCGATTGAAGAGTTTCAAAAGAACTGCAGGTTCATCTTCACGTGTAACTATAAGAATAAAATCATAGACCCACTCCATAGTAGGTGCTCTGTGGTTGATTTTAATGTTAGAGGTAGGGATAAACAGAAACTAGCGTCAGAGTTTTTCAATAAGGTTAAGGTCATCTTAGAAATGGAGATGGTCAAGTATGAACCTAAGGTTATTGCTGAGGTAGTTACTAAGTATTTCCCTGACTTTCGTAGGACTCTTAATGAGTTGCAGAGATATTCTGCATGTGGTATCATTGATGCAGGTATCTTAACTTCTGGTGCTGAGTTTAGCATAGAGAAGTTAGTAGGTTACCTTAAGGTGAAAGAGTTTACCAACATGAAGAAGTGGGTATCTCAGAATTTAGATAACGAACCACAGGTTATAATGAGAAAGGTATATGATAATCTTTATCAGTATCTTAATCCTGCATCTATACCTGAGGCAGTGTTGATTATCTCTGAGTATCAATACAAATCTTCCTTTGTGGTAGACCAAGAGATAAATATGGTCGCATTTATGACCGAGTTAATGATGAGGTGTGAATTTAAGTAATGTGGTATACACTATTCTGGACAGTAATTATCATGTATGTTCTAATTCGTATTGGAGTGTTTAGAAAATGATTGCTAAGTGGGTCAAGGACATTCCCAACTGGGAGAAAGAATATTTACAGTGGAACTCTGACTTATCACGTCGTCAGAAGGAAATACTAGAGGGTGATGACATCAAATCACATGAAGGTATGTTGTATGGTGAGATGTATTCTCAATGGAAGAGAAATAAGATACTCTATGCAGCAGATATGTCGGAGGGTGAGTGTGATTAATGAAAAAAGTAGATTTGTATCCTGTAGAATGCTACGAATTTGAATCCAACCATAAGTGGCAATGGATTGAAAAGATACGTGAACTAGACTTGAAGGAGACAGGTACAGGTACTCTTAATACAGGTCCAGAATTACATAAAAATGAAAAGTTTAAACCGATTGTAGATTTTATTAATGAATGTTTGGGAAAAATTAGGTTACACTATAACTATGATTGTAGTGGTTTCAAGATTACTTCTATGTGGGCTAACTACTACAGACCTGGCACAGACCAACATGCACACAGGCATGCCAATTCATACTATAGCGGGGTATTATACCTCAGTGGGGGTGCACCCACAGTCTTTTATGACCCATTAGCACAGAGGTATCAAGCACAGTTTGATTTATTCACACTCCCTAAGTCAACCGTAGATGGGTTTGACCAGAATGGACCGAGGTTTGAAAAGTCAGAGGCCGAAGCAGGTAAAATGATAGTATTTCCTAGTTGGTTGGTACATAGTACTGCTATAGCACAAGAGGATAGATATAGTATAGCCTTTAATGCTATGCCATATGGTAAGATTAATAGCAAGTGGGATTCTGTATTGAATATTGAGGTATTATGAGACAGAAATATGACGAGTTACCTTTGTTCCCTGTAAGGACATTTACTTTTATAGCACCTGAGGATCTACTGGAAGATACCTTAGAGAAGTGTAAGAAGTTACAGTATAAAGAATATAATCCTCCTGGTGGGGTAGGTACTAGCGATGACATTCATATTAATGATGATTTTAAAGGTATCATTAATTGGTTTCAAGAGTGTGTGGACACTCTACATGCAGATGAAGGGTGGTATACTGACCGTGTAGCAGTTTGTAAGGCATGGGTTAATAGATCCGATAAAGAGAGTTCACATTGTCACGATGCTCATAGACATCCTATGTCATTGATGAGTGGTATATTCTACCTTACTAATACACCTTATGCTCCTACTATATTTTTGGATCCCATTGATAAAAGAGAGTGGGATGCATTCTCAGTAGATGGTACACGTGATGAGTTTCATAGGCAGTATGTCACACCAAAGAGAGGTGGATTAATTGTCTTCCCTAGTTGGTTGATACATGCATCTATGCCTAACAACTCGTTGGATGATAGGTATACTATTGCATTCAATACATTTCCTATGGGTGATATCAATAAGGGTGGTTGGGACCGTCCTATGGTACAAATTGATAACCCATTAGGTCCATTAGATTTAGGGACATATGGTAAAGGTTAACGAAAGACATCTATTTCCAGTCGTCGTCAGGGAATACCATAAACCTGAGGATGATTTACATGAACATCTAATAGAATACTTTAAGACATACCCTGCACAACCTTCTAATTTTCCAGAAGGTGTGTTGACAAGCAGACCAGACCTCCATAAGGATGATAATATACATGTCAAAAGACTAATAGAATTTTTTGATGGTTGTCTACATGAGTATCGTAATCAGTATCAGTTATACTGTGACAAGTTAGACATATCTCTTTGTTGGTTTAACCATGCACCTGCTAAGAGTGGGTATGGACACCCATTACATAGACATCCGATGTCATATTTGAGTGCAGTATATTATCTGACAGATGGTGCACCAACTATATTTGATGACCCATGCACACCGAGGGTTTACGATACGCTCGATGTGTGGTATCATAATAAGATGGAAGCTGAACTTGGTATCAATGAGAAGATTGATGCTGAACCAGGTAAACTCATACTCTTCCCTGCATGGTTGAGACACTTCTCAGGTAGACAGATGGAGGATTATGACAGATGGACAATATCATTTAATGCATTCCCTACTGGCCGAATAAATACTGGACCGTGGGAGATGCCACAACTTGAGGTAAGTATAAAATGAAGACTAGAAAAACACCACTAAGATATCCAGGCGGTAAGTCTAGGGTTGCTAAAGATTTCATCCCTAGATTTCCTAGAGATATGACAGAGTATAGAGAACCATTCGTCGGTGGTGGCTCAGTTGCTTTATTGTTTACACAGATGTATCCTGACATCCCAGTGTGGGTAAATGATAAGTATGAATATCTTTATAACTTTTGGATTCAATTACAAAAGAATGGACAGGAGTTATCAGATACTTTAGTAGAGATTAAGAGAGAGCATAGCACAGAAGATAAAGCAAAAGAATTATTTAAGGGTGCTAAGGATAAGATTAAGAAGGAACCCGATGACTTTGAGAGAGCATGTCTCTTCTGGATACTTAACAAGTGTTCTTACTCAGGACTAACAGAGAATAGTTCCTTCAGTGCTACTGCATCTAGACAAAACTTCACCACTCGTGGTGCTAGTTATCTCTATGAGATATCTCAACTGATAAAGAATTGGAGAATCACTAACCATGATTACTCTGAAGTAATGCATGCACCAGGTGACAATGTATTCATGTTCTTGGATCCACCTTATAAGATAGGGACATATCTATACGGTAGTAATGCTGAGTTACATAAGTCATTCAAACATGAAGAGTTTATACAACACTGTAGAGATTGTAAACATGATTGGTTTGTAACATATAATGACGATGACTATCTTAAGTCAGAGTATGAAGGTTATCATCAAGAATTGTTTCAAATTACTTACGGTATGAAGCATAGGCCAGATAATAAACAGAAGAAGGAGTTGTTAGTATGCAACTACGAGATAAACAAGACACCATTAGAGGCATTGTATGCATGAGTATCCGCTAAAGGATTATCTTAACAGTATCAATCTAAAGCAGGGAGATCTCTCTAATGATGAGAGAGCAATGAAGAAGTACCCTGCTTTTATTGTGAACAAATGTCTGTCTGGATTTATCGACACTATTATGCATGCAAATGAGATGAATTCTTCGTCACATTTACCTAACCTCCTCCAGTATCAATATTTTATACATAGTGTTAGGAAATCTAAGAGATTTTCTCCTTGGGATAAGAAGTCTAAAGACAGTGACCTTGCCTCGGTGAAGCAATACTATGGTTACAATACTGAGAAAGCTCAGCAAGCAATGAAGATCTTGACTAGGGAGCAACTTGAAGTTATTAAATCAAAACTGAATACTGGAGGAAGACAATGAGTGAAGAGATCTCGTGGTCTCAAGATATGATGTTAGAAGTTACCCTTAAGGAACCCGATGACTTTCTCAAAGTGAGAGAGACATTGACTCGTATAGGTGTAGCATCTCGTAAGGAGCGTAAGCTCTATCAGTCTTGTCACATTCTACATAAACGTGGTAAGTATTACATCGTGCACTTCAAAGAACTCTTTGCATTAGATGGGAAACCAACTAATATTACAGAGAATGATGTGCAACGTCGCAATCGTATCGCTAAACTCCTATCTGATTGGGGGTTATTAGAGATAGTAGGTAATGCTGAGAACCTAGCACCACTAAATCAAATTAAGGTACTGTCATTTAAGGATAAAAACGAATGGACTTTAGAATCCAAATACAACATTGGAAAGAAGAAGGTAACTGCGGAGGTTTAAATGACTGAGAAAAAAGGTGAAGAGAAAAAGAAAGGCATTCTTGGTACCATAAAGGACAAGGTACTACCAGATGAAGACGAACAAGCAGCCATTATATCTACTTTTGTGAGACTTGGTGTACTTGTTTGGTCGGGTGGAATATTGACGTTAAATTACGTTGCCATCCCAGGAGTACCACAACAGAAAATTGATCCAACTTTCATAGCTTCGGTCTTTACTGGGGTTTTAGCTAGCTTCGGGATTCAAACAGCATCTAAGAAGGGTGATGGTACCATGAAGATGAATGGTGGTGGTAGTGCTAACATAACTAAAGATGATATGAAGATGTTGATAGAGAAGGCTGCGAATACCGCACCTGCTCAGACAATTCGTATCGAACAAGCCCCACTAAATATATCAGCGTCAGCTCCAAAGGCAGACGATAAAAAATACAATCTATAAAAATGAAGTATCATGCAAAAATTTGTAAATGTTCTTGCAATAGCAAGTGCAACTGTAAGCCTTGCAGTTGTTAGCGGTGGAATCTATCTGTATACACAGAAAGATGCAATCATAGAGTCAGTTACTGAGAAAGCACTAGGATCTATTGGTGGTGGTGCTCTTGGTGGTTTAACAGACAGTATTTCTACAGAAGGTCTTGGATCAGCTGTCCCTGTACCTGATATAGCAGCACCTCAAGCAGCACCGATTGAATCTCCATTTTAAATGAAGATATATAAATCCAATGTTGTTTTAGATAACGTTGGAGTGATGACTTCCATACTAGATGATGTAACGTATGATGGTGACCTCACCATGTCATACGATAGATATAATATCTTCGGATTAACCTCTCCAACTCAGGTCTTTTACGACCTCTTCAATGAGTTGAGAGGTTTTGTTTATGACTATACAGATGCTGATCAATTGTGGATGCAAGCATGGTTAAATAGACATATGCCTGAGGATGTGTTACCATGGCATGACCATGCGTGGCCTATTCATGGCTATATAAGTATAAGACCCTTCAATACTACAACTGTATTTGAAGATTTTGAAATACAAAATGAAGTTGGTAATGTTTATATCGGACCAGGTTATATGAAGCATAAGGTTGTGGTTAATGAACCATTTACTACACCTCGTCTTACTATAGGGTTTGATTTACTACATGAGCCATCTAGATACTCTGCTAATTTAGGATTAATACCTTTTCCAAAATGAGTTGTCCATTTGAAACACTAGAGAATCCATTGACCTCTGGGTACAGAGAGCTAAAGGATTTTATATTATCTGAACAGTTTCCTTGGTTTTATAACAACCAAGCAACACCATATGCTAAAGCATTAGGGTTTGAGCAAGAGCATAAGGACTTATCCTTCTACTCTCATGCAGTCCTACATGGACCTGCTCATCCTGCTACTATGAATAGTGAGCATAGGAGATATCCTAAGTCTAATTCACAGTATCTTGATGCTTTCGATGACGTTATTAATGACATCATGTTAGCTAATAATATGAATGTCCATTGTATATACAGGATAAATGCTAACGCAGTGCATCCAGTAGAAGGTAATGTCTTAACTGTTCCTCATACAGATCATGAGTTCCCTCATAAGAATTTGTTAATATACTTGACAGATGCAGGGGGTAGGACTTATTGTGATAAGGATGGTATGGACCATTACTTTGACCCTCTTGAAGATGATATTGTAACATTTGAAGGTCTACATTATATGCAACCTCCTAAATCTAAGAGGAGAGTAGTAATAGTAGTAACGTATCTCTAATGGATTTCCAGAAAGTAACAACAGGAGTAACAGCAGCAGCAGTTATAGGTACTGGTGCAACTGTTGGTGTTAACCATCAAATAGATCAGATGCAGGGTGGTCCTCAGAAGAGACAAGATGCTCAGATAGAAGCAATCAGGCAAGTCGTCAGAGAAGAAGTTTACCTACAACTGATAAACGCATGGCCGAAAACATCAGGACCCGTACGAGGACTGGCGAAACCAAAGGATTACAAACAGACAATACCAAAACAATGAGTGGAGATTCAAGAGACCAACCAGTTATCTTCTATAGTAAGGAGACTACTAAGGCAAAACAAATAGTTGTTCAACACAAAAGGGATGATTCAATGAGTGACATACTCTTTCACGTATACGATAAGAAATCAGAGGTGATAGCACATACTCTGAGTGTTGAGGAATTGGAAGAGAAATTAAGAAGGCAAGAAATATCCACAAGTAAGCATGAGATTGTCCCAGTATGGGAACCACCCTATGATATGGATCTATCACAGTGACAATACCCAACATTACGATACCTAATACAGGTGTACCTAACATTATAATAAATGGTACAGGTATTAGTTTCATTCGTGATGTTAGAACATGGAATCCAAGTATAAGAAATATTCAGTTAGCAGAGTTACGTCCATGGGAGACTACCAGTCAGATTGTTACTCCATTGGAACCACCAGTAGTACTAAACATAGGACAACCTATTGTTGATATACCTGGATGCGTTAAAGTCCATAAGGAGAACACAGGTAAAGACCCATCTCTTAATAAGAATTTAGTTAACGATGACCCTAAAGGTAATGTAGTAGCATGTGATGCAGGTATGCCATACTATGAGCCACCTAACTATGATGCTAGAGAGTTAACATGGCAGACAGTATATGGTGAGCAAGAAGAGGTTGATGAAGGAGTAGACACAGGAGATATAGCACAGGCAGAATTTGATACACCAGAACCACCTGAGATACCACCCGAAACAGCAGGGGAAGTGGAGTGTCCTCCACCTAATGCAAGACGTATAGGTGACAGGAATCAGAAGGGTGATGAGCAAGTAAAAGAATATAAACTAACACCTGATGGATTGATCTGTGAGACTATCTGGGAACCTGTCACTGCGGTAGAACAGTATCTACCAACGGTTGGTACCGTATCTACTACAGCAGTAATAGCAACAGTTGCAACAACCTCAGCTTTATTAGCAAAGCCATTAGCTGACCTTCTACTTAAGGTAGTTAAACCTGTAATTAAGAAGGTTATGGGTAAGATTAATTCTGCTCTTGGGAAGAATCCTCGGAGACCGTCCCGATCTGAAGTGTTGGCAGACCAGTACCGTCAGAAGAAGGGGTTACTTCCACTGAAGAAGACGAAGAAGAAGTAGGTTGTTGCCACTTAGGTTGTGGTAACTGATGCTCGTGTGGAATTATCTGTCCACCTGGTGCTGTTACTACTACATCAGCACAAACACTATGATAAGGACTAGCGGGGTGGAAAAATATCCCGCTTTTTTTGAGCTCACCACAATTTTTCAATCTTGCGAGCTCGAAGTCTAGTCTCTTGTTAGATATTAATTGATTCTGCATGTTAATCTGTGCCTGTGCAGCTTCATGGCACTGCTTAACTAACTTTCTATTCAATGGTATAGACAGAGTAGCAGAGAAACCTGCATTAAATGACTGGTTAGCAGACATATCAGTCCTCACTGGTTTAAACCAAGTAGGAGTCATGGTACCATTACTTACTACATCTGGTACTCCATCAGGACCATCTAGATCCATTGTGATTTGCATGTCAGCACCATCTTCAAACCATCTACTACCATCTGCCTTGGTTCTGGTGTCATACCATGTCTCCCAAGGATAATTCTTAACTGTGACTGTAGTAGGAGTTGTCTTACCACTGGTATCAGTCAGGTTATATTGTGGTTCATCATAAAAATCGACCCAAGGATCCTTCCGAGAGTCGGCAAACTGTACGTAGGGTGTAAGGTTAAAGGTACTACCCTGACATTGGACACCACCACCATAGGTGTTGGTTATGTATGGACCTTGTAAAACTTGTATTGCCTGGTTGGTTACTGAGCCAGAACTATTAGCGATAGGGTTCGCTGTTGCACTAACTCCACCTACTTCTGCTCTAGATGGTAAACATTGGACACTGAGAAGTGCTGCAATTACTGGGTAAACGTACTTGTTGTATCCGTGACGGATTTTACGGTGGTTACTCTTTGTATTAGAGTCTGGTTGGTGACCCCTGGTCCTTGGTAACTCTGTACGAATTGAAACGCCTCCCCTGGAGTTGTTATTGTAAACGTGCTGTTGCTTCCGTTGAAGTCTAAGTTGTCGAAGGATGAAGTCACTGTACCTGTTATGGCTGCTTCTCCTGATCCTACGGACGGTGTGACCGTCACTGTTGATGTATTCACGTTGGGGTTTAGAGCTGCTCCATCGTTTGAAATGCCTACCCCACTCACGGTGTATTCCCATCCTGTCCTCATGTCAACTGAATTTATAGTCTCCGTTATGGTAGACTCGGTTTCCGTGTGGCTCGTCATCGAACCTTGTTGGAAATTTGGTACCACAGGGACTGCATGTGCAGCAGTCCCACCGAAACTAAGAAGTAGTAGTACTAAAACTCGTTTCATTATGTATACTCCTAGCGTATGGTGACCTCTGTGACGAATTGTCCAGTAGCCGAGGTGCCAGCTCCGCCAGCTGTTATGGCCATCGCACCAGCACTACTTATGGTACCAGCCAAGTTACCAGCGGTACCAGGGGCAGTCGATACTATGTTGGAGTAACCTAGGACATCGCCTACATCAGCAGCAGTAGTAACGATAGCGTCACCTGTGCTTATTGATTGTGTAAAGCTGTATGCATTTCCTTGGGTCGTCTGTGCCACGTCAGGCAGTGCAAAAGTTGCTACACCTGCTGTGCTGACAGCAGATATACCACCTAGATTACTAGCTGCACTACCACCTGACGGTGTAATAGTTGTTGATACACCAGATCCACTAGTGCTATATGTATTCGCTGCTCTAGAAACCTGTGTATAACCCGCATCTACTTGAAGTTGTGTCGAGCTACTAAGTCTATGAGTCAGGTCGGCACGTGCTGCTGTGCCACTCATCAAAATCATTCCAAAAAGCAAGAATGCTTTTTTCATCCAATTATCCTAAGTAGAAGTACTTCTATTTAGACAAATAAGTATTGTAACAAATGTACTATTTCGGATACCCCTACTGGTAGTGGCCAAGTTATGTGGTATAAATAGATGTGGTTGCCTTCGGGGACCACAATTTAACACTCGCTTTTAAAGGAGGACTATTATGTCTAAGATACAGAGATACCGTGCAGCTGATTTACCTCAGTTGATGGATAAGATTTTTACTAACTCGTTAGGGTTGGATGATTACTTCGAGAGCTTCAATGCAATGGAAGCAAGTAACTATCCACCCTTTAATATTGTACACATAAACAATCACGAGTCTAGATTAGAAGTAGCACTAGCAGGTTTCGCCAAGGAGGAAGTCAATGTCTACACAGAGTATGGAAAACTTCATATCGAAGGAACCAAATCTGAACCCGACGAGGAAGAGACGTTTATCCACAGGGGATTGGCTAAGCGAACTTTCAAGAGGTCGTGGACAATCGCAGAAGACACCCACGTCACAGACGTTGCCTTCGACAACGGACTCCTCGTTATCAAGTTAGGTAAGATAGTACCTGAGCACCATGCTCGTAAAGATTACCTAACATGAAGACAGAAGATGTCGTTATGCACCCCTTATGGATAGGGCCTGTGCTGATACTGGGTATGATGGTCATGATACAGACCCTTCATACCCTCACCCACTGGAGGATGGAGATAGATGCTGATGCATACTGTCGAAACAATGCTGAGTGGGTTGAGAAAAACACAGTGTCAGATGATTACTAACATATATAATATACAACTGAAGAGACCCCAAGGGTCTCTTTTTTATGGGCAAGACAATGCAAAAATGGTTAGGAATTAGTTTAGGTGCGGTATTTGGACTGTGCCATATAGGTATGATCGGGTTACTAGCAACTAGGCAATCCAATAAGGTACCATATATCAATCCTCCAGTAGGAGATTATACTTCGTATGTTATCTCAGCAGATGAAGAAGGATATAAGATCAGTTACACTGCTAACGATCCCAAGACAATGCACATCACTAAGGACATCAAAGAGAAGGGTGGTTTCTTAGGATTAGCAACAAATAAAACTCAAGTTGTTGAGGAGTATGTCATGGATGGTCAGACCAATCAGGGTGGACCTGTATCTAACAAGAGATCATGGCAAGATCCATCTACTATAGTTAAAGGTGGTGAAGTATCTGATAAGACTGTCGCCTGCATCGAAGCAGTTGGTGCTGCAAAAGGAACAGGTAGATTGGTTGGTACTAGTGTTGGTGCTAGTGCTGCCCCTGCTCTGTCTGGTATCCCCTTCATTGGTTGGGTAGCTGCAGGTTGGGTAGCAATGTTTGGCGGTGAGCAAGGTGCTAACATCGGTGGTAACATGGCAGAAGATCTAAACAAGAACTGCTAAATGGATGACTTCATAGGGGTGTTTCCTAACGCTTTCACAGATGATTTCTGTGGGAGGGTTATGGATCACTTTGATTATTGCAGGTCTAACACTACCTATGTCCGTCCTAGGACAGCAGAGGGAGTAGACCCACTAGATAAGAGTGACCATTCAATGTATCTAAATGACATTGATGAGATTAAGGAGTTGAGATTTCTCCATAGAGATTTCTCACAAGAATTCTTTGAGGGTAGTGGTAGATGTTTGCATCAATATTATAGTAAGTATTCAATACTTAATCGTATTAATACTGATCATGGACCTCGTAGTGGGGTGTTTGATCTTAAGATTCAGAAGACAGATCCAGGTGAGGGTTATCATCAGTGGCATTGTGAAAACTTTGATAGGCATTCACAGTCAAGTAGGTACCTTGCATACACAGTATACTTGAATACTGTAGAGGAAGGAGGGGAGACCGAGTTTCTATATCAGAAACGTCGTATCAAACCAGAGGCAGGTACTCTCGTTGTATTCCCATCAGGGTGGACACATGTCCATAGGGGTAACCCACCATTGTCAGGATCAAAATACATAATCACAACGTGGGAGGAATTTGTATGAACATGTATGTTAATATGTGCACAGGCACAGTACCAAAGAAGGACACCTTGACAATTGATATACCTCCAGAGTATACTGATGAGTTCAACCAGATGGTACACATCCTAGCTGAAGAAAAGAATATCACTGCTCGACGTGCATTCGTTGACCTAGTGAGAAACACATTTGATAACCTAATGGAGAGAGACTATGAGCGTAAAGGTCGTAAGAATGCAAAACGGAGAGGACGTAGTAGCTGACGTAAAGGAGATCCGTCCTGAGTCAGGTAAGTCTGCCATTGCATACGAATTCCTTGATGCTTTTGTTGTGCAGATCCTTAGATCAACTGAGGATATGTTTAATGAAGAGGTTGAGGTGCCTATGGATGAGTTGGGTGACATCAAATTGGAATTTTTTCCTTGGTCACCGTTGTCAACAGGCCGAAATATTGTTACACTGTATTCAGTAGTGGCGATTGCTGATCCACATTCCAATGTCGTAGAGGGATGGAAGACTGCTATAGAGAAATACAAAGCGTTAAAGAGAGACGAAGATGCTAAAGTTGATTATTCTGAAACACCACCCGACAACCTATTTGCTGGGTAAGATTACAGAGATGGATGAGGAGCCGAGTCTTCTTATTGAGAATTGTTACTATGTGAATCCAGAGGGGACACTTGAAGAGTATCCCTTACATAGCAGTCAACGTGACATCTTCTTGACATATGAGGATGTTATGACTATAATGGATCCATCCTTAACGATAACCAAGTTGTACGAAGAAGCAGTTAAAAGTGAGTGATTTCTATACTAACCTTTGTTTAGTGGGTGATGACATTCTATACCGTGGGTATGAGGATGGCGAACCTGTGCAGTATAGAGAGAAGTCAAAACCAGTAATGTATCTGGTACCTGACGCTCAGTCTAAACCTTCCAAGTATAAAACTTTGGATGGTAGGAAAGCATACCCAAAGCAATTCGATGGTGCTAGAGAAGCACGTGACTTCCTCAGACAGTATGAGAATGCTGCTGGTTTAGAAGTGCATGGGTATGAAAGATTCCTCTATCAACATATCGCTCAGAAGTTTACTTCTGATGTTGATTATGATATGACCAAGATGAAAATCTATACGATTGACATTGAGGTCGCATGTGAAAATGGATTCCCTGATGTAGCAGCGTCTGCTGAGGAGATGCTATGCATTACTATAAAGGATTTCAATACAAAGAAGATCATCACGTGGGGAACACGTGAGTATCAATCGAAGCACGAGTATCGTGTCTTCTGGACTGAAGCAGAGATGCTTGAGGACTTTGTACAATGGTGGGTGCAGAATACTCCTGACATTATTACAGGATGGAACTGTAACCTCTATGATATACCTTATATCTGTCGTAGAGTAGAGAGGATATTGGGTGAGAAATGGAAGAAGTCTCTGTCACCTTGGAAGAGAGTATATGACAGGGAGATTGTCATTCAAGGACGTACTAACATTGCTTATGATATCACTGGTGTTAACATCCTTGACTATCTTGACCTCTATAAGAAGTTTACTTACACCAACCAAGAGTCATACCGACTAGATCATATTGCTATGGTAGAGTTGGATGATGCTAAGTTAGACCACTCACAGTATGAAAACTTTAAAGATTTCTATACTAATGACTGGGATCGTTTTGTAGAATACAACATACATGACGTTGATCTTGTTGACCGTCTGGAAGATAAGATGAAACTTGTTGAGTTGTGTGTTGCTATGGCATACGATGCTAAGGTTAACTTTACTGATGTGTATTCACAGGTGCGAGTCTGGGACACACTGATATATAATGACTTAAGTAAGATCAATGTGGTAGTACCACCGAAAAGTAAGACAAAGAAAGATGACAAATACGCAGGAGCATATGTCAAGGAACCGAAACCTGGCATCTATGATTGGGTGGTCAGTTTTGACCTTAACAGTCTGTACCCTCACCTTATCATGCAGTACAACATCTCCCCCGAAACGCTTGCCGACAGGAGACACCCCACTGCCACAGTTGAAGGACTGCTCAGTCAGCGAGTACGGATCGATGGAGATTTTGCAGTGTGTGCCAACGGAGCACAATACCGCAAAGACATCCACGGATTCCTACCTCAGATGATGCAACGCATCTATGATGAAAGGACAATATATAAGAAGAAGATGTTGGAGGCAAAACAGCAGTATGAAAAAGGACCAACCGAGCAACTCCGACGAGACATTGCTAAATTTAATAATGTCCAAATGGCAAGAAAAATCCAACTTAACTCTGCCTACGGTGCAATCGGTAACCAATACTTCAGGTATTACAATCTTGCGAACGCTGAAGCAATCACTCTCTCAGGACAAGTCGCAATCAGATGGATCGAAAACAAAGTAAACAATTATTTAAACAAAGTATTACAAACTGACGGAGAAGATTATGTTATTGCTAGTGACACTGATTCTATTTACCTTAATCTTGGTCCTTTGGTACAAGCTGTATTCCCCAGTGGAGAGAAGGACGATCAGAGTACACTTAGTTTCCTTAAAAAGGTGTGCGATGTGGAACTTGATCGCTATATTGAGAGTGCTTATGAAGAGATGGCAACCTATGTAAATGCCTATGCTCAGAAGATGGTGATGAAGAGAGAAAACATTGCCAACAAGGGTATATGGACAGCAAAGAAGAGATATATTTTAAACGTATGGAATAGTGAGGGTGTGCAGTATGAGAAACCTAAGTTAAAGATGATGGGTATAGAGGCAGTAAAGTCTTCTACACCTATGCCATGTCGTACTGCTATTAAGGAAGCACTTAATGTTATTATGACAGGTAGTGAGAGTGACACTCAGAAATATATCAAGGACTTCCGAGAGAAGTTTGAATCTATGTCACCAGAAGAGGTGGCATTCCCTCGTGGTTGTAATAATATAGCAAAGAATACATCTAGTGCTACAATATATGGTAAGGGATGTCCCATGCATGTCAGGGGTGCTCTGTTATATAACTTCTACATTAAGAAGAGGAAGTTACATCATAAGTATCCTGTCATACAGGAGGGTGAGAAGATAAAATACTTACATCTTCGTACACCTAACAAGATCAATGAGAATATTATCTCATTCTTCCAGACTCTTCCAAAAGAATTTGGGCTTGACGAATCAATTGATTATGATTTACAATTTGAGAAGAGTTTCCTAGCACCCCTTAAAGCCATCTTAGATACAATAGGATGGGATGCAGAGAAAAAGAATACATTAGACGCACTTTGGTCATGAGTTTTTTAAAAGATATAGTAAAAGAGATAGACAATGAATACGCTGCTGTTGTTAGTGATGGTGTTGCTGCTGGTGACACTAGTGGTTATATCGACACAGGTTCGTACATCTTTAATGGACTTGTCTCAGGTTCAATCCACAAAGGGGTTCCAGGAAACAAAATCACTGCTATTGCAGGTGAATCAAGCACAGGCAAAACGTTTTTCTGTCTTGGTATCGTACGTCATTTCCTCGAATCTAATCCTGATGGTGGGGTTATTTATTTTGAGTCTGAAAGTGCGATAAGTAAGGACTTGATTGAGGATCGAGACATCGATTCCAGTCGTATGATACTGGTACCAGTCAATACTGTCCAAGAGTTTAGGACACAAGCAATCAAAGTGCTTGACAAATATATGTCCGAGAAGAATCAACCACCTATGATGATGGTACTTGATTCACTTGGTATGCTATCCACTTCTAAGGAGATGGAAGACAGTGAAGCAGGTAAAGAGACAAGAGATATGACACGTGCTCAGGTAGTCAAAGCTATCTTCCGTGTGTTGACTTTGAAACTTGGTAAAGCAAATGTTCCTTTAATAGTTACCAACCATACATATGATGTGGTGGGTGCATATATGCCTACCAAAGAGATGGGTGGAGGATCAGGACTTAAGTATGCTGCATCCAATATCATCTACCTTAGCAAGTCTAAGGAGAAGGATGGTAAGGAAGTAGTGGGTAACATTATTAAAGCTAAACTTGCTAAGTCAAGGTTGGCGAAGGAGAATTCTCAAGTGGCGATTCGATTATATTATGACAACCGTGGGTTGGATCGTTACTATGGTCTGTTAGAATTGGGAGAAAAGTATGGAGTCTTCGAGCGAAAGGGTAATAGAATTGTCATTGGAGATGATTCTGTATATCCATCGGTTGTATATAAAGACCCCGAAAAATACATCACCCCCGAAATTTTACAAGCACTAGATGAGTGTGCAGAGAAAGAGTTTTCCTATGGATCTTAAGGATTATATCGTCACCTATGATGACGTACTTGACGAGAATGTATGCAAGAATGCCATTGAGTTTTTCAATGAGGATCCAGGCATCGTCACCAGATTTGACGCTAAGATGTGTGGTTTCTCATCTATTAACTTAACTGAGCAGTGTGAGGTCAAGAAGAATACCAAGTGGGAACCTGTTAATCAACAGATCATACTAGCAATCAAAGAATGTGGTGAGAGATACATCAAAGACGTTGATTGTGAAAGGTATTGGCCCCAAAAGAATGCACTTGAGCAAGTCAAGATCAATAAGTATCAACATAAGACAGAGGATAGGTTTGATCGTCACATTGACGTTGGAGATCATAACTCTGCAAGGAGATTCCTTACCTATGTCATCTACTTGAATACTGTTGAAGAAGGTGGAGCAACATATTTCAATGACATAGATGTTGAAATTACTGCAAAGTGTGGTAGAGTAGTGATGTTCCCTTCTACGTGGACATACCCACATACCTACTGTGCACCTAAAGGTGAAGACAAGTATGCAGTATCCACCTACTTACATTATACATGACCTTAAAGATTGAAGAGATCACCTTAAGTAAACTCATCCTTGATGAGACATATACTAGGAAGGTCTTACCTTTTATAAAGGATGATTACTTTGATACACAATCACATAAGATACTTTTTAGTACCTTATCTGATTATGTTAATAAGTTTGAGACCACACCCGAACCCAATGCCCTAAAGATAGAAGTAGAGAAACGTCGGGACATCTCCGAGGAAATATACAAGGAGGTTGAGCAGTTTCTTAATAATTTAGATAGGGATGCGTATAACGAGGACTGGTTAGTCGAGACCACTGAGAAGTGGTGTAAAGAAAAGGCAATTTACCTTGCCTTAATGGAGTCTGTCAAGATTGCTGACGGACAAGATAAAACACGTACGAAAGATGCCATTCCGTCTATCATGTCGGAAGCTATTGGTGTGTGTTTTGATGATCATGTTGGACACGATTACATACTAGATTCTGATGACAGATACGACTTCTATCACAAGAAGGAAGAGAAGATACCCTTTGATATCGAGTATCTTAACAAGATTACCAAAGGTGGTTTACCTAATAAGACTCTTAACATCGCACTTGCTGGTACGGGTGTCGGGAAGTCTTTATTCATGTGCCATATGGCTAGCTCCGTGTTGTTACAAGGCAGGAACGTACTCTACATTACAATGGAGATGGCAGAGGAGAAGATTGCTGAACGAGTTGATGCCAACCTTTTGGACATCCCAATCCAATCACTCAACGACCCACTCCTCAGCAAAGAAAAGTACGCCTCCAAGTTGCTTCAGTTAACTAAGAAGACACAAGGTAAACTAATCATCAAGGAGTATCCCACAGCATCTGCACATGTGGGTCACTTTAAGGCACTCTTAAATGAGTTGTCTATGAAGAAGGGATTCAGTCCTGATATTATATTTGTGGACTACCTAAACATCTGTGCCTCAGCAAGGTACAAAGGAACTATTGTAAATTCTTATACTTATGTCAAAGCGATTGCAGAAGAGTTACGAGGACTCGCTGTCGAATTCAATCTCCCGATTGTATCTGCCACTCAAACTACTCGTGCTGGGTTTGGTAGTAGCGATCCTGATCTCACAGATACCTCTGAGTCTTTCGGACTACCTGCTACTGCTGACCTTATGTTCGCTCTTATATCAAATGAGGAAATGGAGGAGCTAGGTCAGATAATGGTCAAGCAGTTGAAGAATAGATACAATGATCCTACAATGTATAAGAGATTCGTTGTAGGTATTGACAGAGCTAAGATGAGGCTGTATGATTGTGATCAGGGAGCACAAGATGACATCATCGATGCAGGTGATATTGAACCTGCCACCGACACTAAAAAAACATTCGAGGGATTTAAGATCTAATGGCTGATAAGACTTTTACAAATGAACCTGGTGCTAATTACGAACAGGACAAGGCAGCAGAAGAGATATCTAATGCTGCTAGAGACAAGGTAGATGATGCTAAGGACAAAGGACAAGATGTCTATGACAAGACTGCTAAGACACCAGAGGAGCAGTCTAAAAACATGGGTACTGCCCACAAGAGTAAGAAGATCCTAGATGAAAAGATTAAAGACAAGAACAAGAAGGGTAAGAAACCTACGAAATTTGAGATTGATCTTGATAACTATACAGACTTTGTGGATCGTGTTACTAGTCCACCAAGTAAGGACTTTAATGCACTACTTGCAAGATACGGTGAGTTAAAAGGTGCTGGATGTGACATTGCTAGACTAGATACTGCTGCATCAGGATTATGCTCAGAGTCTGGTGAGTTTATGGAGATTGTTAAGAAGTTAAAGTTTCAAGGTAAGCCATATAATGATGCACAGAAAGAGCATCTAACCAAAGAGTTGGGTGATATTATCTGGTATGCCGCACAAGCATCATTAGCATTAGGAGTTAGACTCGATGAGGTTATATATACTAACACTCTGAAGTTAGCAGCACGTTACCCTAATCAAATGTTTGAGGTGGGATACTCAGAGAATAGAGCACCTGGTGACATATAATGGCACAAGAACCATACACACATGGTAATCTATCGGTTGTGGTACCGATGGATGACATGAAAGACATTCTTAAACAGATGTGGAAGTCACGTTCCACTGAACCTAGAATGGGTGAGTTGTACAAGAAGTACCATCATCTTGTAGAGCTTGCAGACATAGATCCAAACCCCTGTGATATCTAATCCTTAAGAAATAATTAAGAAGGGTTGACAGTATTCCCAGAAGCATGTATATTATAAATGTGCTGATCACACATCGGGAGTGACTGAATAAACTTACTGGCATTTTGCTAGTTAAGGTGATGAGACACAGGTGGTGCTGCTGACGCAGGTCAGAACCGACCTACCAGTCGGGTCTCAGGCAGAGTGAAAATTACTTACTGTAGTAATGCCTCGCTCTTGTTGGTATACAGGAATCCAACCTCCCTACACCCACACAAGAAAGACTAAATAGAGGGGTAGCACCCCTCTTTTTTATGGCTATTACTGTACCCCCACAGAATAAAGCTGCATTTGAAGCTGTTATGTCAGCCTTAGGTGGAGATGATTATTCTTATTATTTGTTTGACGTTAAGAATGTAGAGGAGAAAGACTCTACAAAGAAAGTGCAGATAGCATTGAAGGTATTTGTACCTCAGTCTGCACGTCTTGGTGCTGTGGATAATATAACTGAGGCACTAGAGAATCAGGGATATGAATCACGAAAGAATGCTAAAGGTACTTCATTAGATGTCATCCTACCAGAGAGAGACAAAGAGCAAGTCATTAGGATTGAAGTAAAACCAGAGGGTAGTAAAGGATCTGGTGGTGGAGCAGCCGCAACTAAGATACAGGAAGCAGCACAGTGTGTCTATGCTGCTATGAGATATGAGTGTGGTGATGTAAAGAATTTCACAGAGGATGATTTTAAATGTGGTCTTAAGGCATGTGATATACCAGGTGTATCCCTTAAAGAGATCATGTCACTACCTAAAGAGTGGAAGGATTCATCATGGATGGGTGCACAGGAGATATTCAAGAAGGTTAAGGGAAGTGGTTGGCAATTTCTGAGGGGTGATAATGTCATCGATGATGGTGCAGTTAAGAAAGCATTTGGTAGAGTAAAGAACCAGACAAACTTATCCTCAGAGGACAAGTGGAATCCTGCTGACATATGGATGGTGAAGAAGACTTCTAAGGGTGCAGTCAAAGCACACTTAGATAAGGAAAAGACTATTGACTGTCTTAATAATGCACTACTACAACTGAGACAGGATGGAGATCTCGTTGGTATATCTTTAAAGAAGATAGAAGGTAGTGCAAAGATGACAATAAAGAATGATATCCCTGCTGCTGAAAGGAAAGCAAATGAGAAAGCACACTATGTAAAGTATGATCTTACCTTTGACAATGGTAGGAAGGGTGATGCTAGTCACCCTATGGATGTGTACCTATACTATGGCAGTGGTACCTTTGATAAGTTTCAAGCAAGAAACTTTGGTGGCCCTACCAAGGGTGATTGGAAGTTAGAATTGAAAGGTAAGTCTGCCGCACAGGGTAAGATACAGGGTGCAGTCCTTAGAAGACTATTAACTGATGCTGGTTTCAATGGAGTGCCAGATGAACCTACTTGGGCACAGAGTGCACCAGGAAACAAACCAGTTAGTGATGAGATTTATAAACTATTAAATAATAATAATGCTAAAGGATTTAAGAAGTCTGATCCTAAAGGTGATCAGTATAACTGGATAGATCAGGCACCACAGGCATGGAGATACAGTAAGTTAGCAGGTTTAAGACTGTTAAGCTGGGTCAAGAGTCACCCCAAGAAGGATAGTATAATGAAAGAAATGTATCTCTACGCATCCTCTCAGTCGGATAAGTCCTCTGTATACTGGAAACTCCAGTGAATAAACTGTCCACTAATTCCCCTACACCCCTAGAGATACTGCTATAATAAAGACATGGCAAAGAACACGCACCTAGAGCACCTAGAAGATGATATATTCAACAGTGGAACTGCTGGTGTAACAAATTCTATCAACTTTCTAAAGTCACTTAGAGATATGCTGACTGAGGGAGATGGTGGTCTTGCTATGAAGGTCACTACCAAATGGGATGGTGCACCTGCTATAGTATGTGGTAGGAATCCACAAGACGGTAGGTTCTTCGTTGGTACTAAGTCAGTATTTAATAAGACCAATCCAAAGGTAGTATACAGTGAAGCAGATGCCGATAGATTGTATCCAGGTCAGACTGTTGGGGGTATCCTTAAAAATTGTTTGGAAAGACTATCCACTCTACCTATACAAGGGGTGCTACAGGGTGACCTGTTATATCAAAAGAAACCTCCTGTCATAATGCTAGAGGGTAAACGCACCTATAGTTTCAGACCTAATACTATTACATATACTGTTGATGTTAAGAGTGAGTTAGGTCAGAAGGTAGGTGCTAGTAAGTTGGGTATCGTATTCCATACAGAGTATACTGGTACCAGTATGACTGACCTAATGGCAGGTTTTGGTGCTGATGTCAGTAAGTTACAAGGTAAACCAGAGGTAGCAGTATTCTCCTCAGAGTTTCAGAATGTAGGTGGTGCTGCCAACCTATCTAAGGTAGAGAGGGCATCAGTTAACAGGACTATCCTTGCTGCTGAGACTAACCTCAGACAAGGACAGACATTCATTAAGGGTATACAAGACGTAGGTAAAGGACCATTTACATTACCTGCATTGTTTAAGGTATACTTTAACCAAGTAGTAAGAGAGGGTAGGGTACCACCTGCTCAGATAATGTCTAAACAATTCTGTAGTTTCATAGATAAGAAGTTTACTACTGAGATTGCAAAGAAAAAGACAGGTAAGTCTAAGGTAGAATGGATGAAACGACGTAATGAAGCTGTCAAATACCTAAATACTAACAGAACTTCCATGAATAATGCACTTGATGGGTTTAAAAACTTGATGGATGCTAAGGTCATGATCATAAATAAATTAACGAAGATAAAAAGTGTTGGCACATTCCTTGAAGAAGAGAATGGACTCCGTGCCACTAATCCAGAAGGGTTTGTAGCAATAAAAGACGGAGCAGCACTTAAACTTGTTGATAGACTGGAGTTTTCCAGAGCAAACTTTACAGCCGCTAAGGACTGGGGATGAAATTTTTAGAATTCTTAAAAGAAGCAACAGCAAAGGGTAAAACCCCTGCTGAGAAAAAGAAAGAAGCACAAGAGGCAGACAACCATGTTGCTATAACCTTTGGTCGCTTCAATCCTCCGCATGCAGGTCATGGTAAACTTCTTGACGCAGTGAAGGCACATGGTGGTGACTCTGGTAACTATAGGATCTATCCTTCTAGGTCACAGGATCATAAGAAGAATCCTTTAGGTGCTCAATCTAAGGTTGATCACATGCGTAAGATGTTTAAAGGACATAAGGACGCAATACAAAACAATGAAGGTCAACGTAATGTGTTTGATATCCTCAGAGATATAAATGACGAGGGTAAAGAGCATGTAACTATGGTAGTTGGAGATGATCGTGTCAAAGAATTCGAGAAGATCACTAACAAATACAATGGAATCCATTATGATTTCAAGACTATTAATATCAAGTCTGCTGGTGCTAGAGATCCAAAGTCTGAAGATCCAGTCGAGAAGTTAAGTGCTAGTGGTCAGAGGAAGCATGCTTCTGGTGATGACTATGATTCATTCCATGCAGGTCTACCTAAAGGTACCAGTAAGAAGTATGGTAAGCAGTTAATGGCAGACGTGAAGGCAGGTATGACACCTCCTAAGAAGGAAAGTAAGAAGAAGACTACCAAAAAAGAATCTGTCTGGGACTATGCACCTAAGCTAGACTACGATTCATTCAGAGATTTCTATATGCTCAACCAAATCTTCAAGGTAGGAGCATTAGTAGAGCATGACGACACAGGATTGCGTGGTCATGTTGTCCACCGTGGTACCAATTACATTATTATGAAGGACGATAAAAACATTGAGTTACGTGCTTGGTTACAGCATGTGACAGAGGTAACTGAATTGTCTCCTGAGCAACAGAGAGCAGCAGATACCACTAAGGACCAGTCTAACTACTCTGCTGATGATGGCAGTGGTAATACGTGGAAGGCAGGTACAGATACATATAGAATAGCACTTCAATCTATGACCCCTGGACAAGAGGTCAAGAAGTTTTCTGACTTCAATGCAGAAATCAGAAATAATAAATAATCACGTATAAGGAAAACCTTTCTTTTCTGGACAAAGAAAAATGAATTTAGAAATGCTAGTATCATCTGCTCTTATGGAGTATTCTCAAGTAGAGCAGCAGAGAATCCTTTTAGCGTTGGAAGAAGGAGCAACCCCTCCAACCCCACGTATCAAGAGAGGACTTGAGAAGGTGATGGAAGTCTTCAATACATGGGAGCCTATCGTAGAAGGATATGCTGGTTTCCCTGTTGAAAGAGATCACATCGATAAGAAGAAGCGTGAGCACGACAAAGATAGAAACATTGGACGTGTTGTACGTGACTTCGTTATCACTGGTAAGAAAGCTGACGGACGTTACATTGTCGTCGGTAAGAAAGGTGAGAAGACTGCTAAAGCACCAGAAGATATGGGCTTGACAGCAGTTAAAGAAGGTGTTGGTATTGACATTGAGATACTTCATCAACAACTACTTGCCGAAGCTAAGAAAGCTAAAAAGGTCAAGAGATGGTGGGATGATGATGGTGATGGCAAGGGCTATGAAAAGCACGAAGTCAAGAAGGAAGACACCGATCTTATAAATAAACTACGTGCCTCTGGTGTTTTCACCGAAGAGGAGCTTAAAAAGATAGCGGAGACTGACCATGAGTAATCCCAATGGGAAGTCTGCACAGGATAGCTATCTCAAAACCAAAAAGAAGGGTAACGTCACGGTTAACCCCAAGAAGGAGGATCTAATGTCCGAGTTATTTCAAAAGAATTTACGCAATGCATTGCAAGAGATAAAACAGCAAGCAAAGCAATCAATTAAAGAAGCACCAACCGTACCAGCTACTACTACTGATGGTACCAAAGAAGTATCTAAGAAGAAGTCACCTGAAACTAAGAAGACAGGTGATGTAAAACCTGAAGCACCAACAGCGTGTGAAGAGATCGATGATTCACAAGCAAAGAAAGAGATCGCAGAGCGAATGCGTCAACGTCTAGTTGCTTTAACCCAAGAGCATGACAGGAAGTTTATGATAGATATCGCTGACCCTAAGTAAGCGTATATATAGAGTACTATACTCTAGTTGATCATGATTAACTTTTTA